ATGCATACTTATTAGGAGCACAATCATTTGCAAATCCTGAAGTTACAAATATAAATGTACTTGTAACACCTGGTGTTGATTATGTTAATAACAATGCATTAGTTGAAGCGACAATAGGAATTGTAGAAAACGACAGAGCAGATTCTATCTACATCTGTACAACACCTGACTTTAACTTGTTACAAAACTCAACTTCTATGGATAACTTAATTTACCCACAAGAGGCGGTTGATAACTTGGAAAACACAGGAATTGATTCTAACTACACAGCGACTTACTACCCATGGGTTCTTACTCGTGACACAGTAAACAACACACAAATCTATATTCCAGCAACTGCTGAAGTTACTCGTAACTTGGCATTAACTGATAATATAGCATTCCCATGGTTCGCAACTGCGGGTTACACAAGAGGTATTGTAAACGCTATCAGAGCACGTAAGAGATTAACTCAAGAAGATAGAGACACTCTTTACAAAGGTAGAATTAACCCAATTGCAACTTTCAACGATGTTGGAACTGTTATTTGGGGTAATAAAACACTTCAAATTAGAGAGTCGGCTCTTGACAGAATTAACGTAAGAAGATTGTTGTTACAAGCTCGTAAGTTGATTTCAGCGGTAGCTGTAAGATTGTTGTTTGAACAAAACGATAATTTGGTTAGACAACAGTTCTTAGATTCAGTTAACCCAATATTAGATTCTATTCGTAGAGATAGAGGTTTGTATGACTTCCGTGTTACAGTTCAAAACACACCTGAAGATTTAGATGCAAACCAATTAGTAGGTAAGATTTACATCAAACCAACTAAAGCTCTTGAATTTATAGATATCGAATTCTTAATCACTCCAACAGGAGCGTCATTCGAAAATATCTAATAAAACAATAATTAAAAAGACCCTCACAGAAATGTGGGGGTTTTTTATTTTCTGAATATTTATAGGTATGAAGTTTTATTTAGTTGAAAATTTTAAAGAAGAAGTAACGCCTGAATTGAAATATTATGCTTTCGATTGGGATGATAATATCTTAACAATGCCAACCAAAATTATTTTACAAGATGAAAATGGTGAAGAAGTTGGTATGTCCACTGAAGATTTTGCGGAATATCGAATCAAACTTGGTGTTGAACCTTTTGAATATAAAGGTAAAACTATTGTAGGATTTGCGGAAGACCCATTCAGATTCTTTGGGACTAAGGGGGATAAGAGGTTCATTATTGACGCAATGATGGCTAAAGAAGGTCCAGCATGGGACGACTTTGTTGAAGCGGTTAATGGGGGTTCTATTTTTTCTATTGTTACCGCTCGTGGTCATTCACCACTTTCGGTTAGAAGAGCAATTGAAAATATGATTGAAACCAATTTCAAAGGGATTTCTAAAAAAGAATTGGTGAAAAATTTAAGAAAGTTTAGAAGTTTTGCTAATGAAGAAGACATGTCAGATGCAGAATTGATTGATGCTTATATGGACATGAACAAATATTATCCCGTAACATTTGGAGCGGGGTCGGCCCAAAGTCCTGAAAAAGGTAAGGTTGATGCTTTAAGAGAGTTTCAACGTTATGTAAAATACATTGCCGGACAACTTAATAAACCGATTTTGTTTAAAGACGATATTTCTAACAGATTTATACCAAAAATAGGATTTTCTGATGATGATTTAAGAAATTTAGAGAAAGTGAAACATGAATTATCAAAAGACCCAGAAAATATCATTCAAACAATTTCAACACATGGAGGTGAAAAGAAATTATATTAATATTTATAAACTGGACTTATAGCAAGTTTGACTGAAAAAAAGTTCAAAGTAAATAGAAAAATATTTAATTGATACTATTTATAATAAAATAAAAGAAATTTAAAAAGAAAAAAATATGGCTGATTTGTTAACCAAAATGCCTTTTCCATATGAACCCAAGAAAAAGAACAGGTTCATTTTAAGGTTTCCTGATTCGTTAGGAATTAATGAGTGGTTTGTTCAAACCGCTTCAAGACCTAAAATTACTATTAAATCAAATGATATTCCATTTTTGAATACCAAAAGATATGTTGCGGGTATGTATGAATGGAATACTATTCAGGTTAAACTTCTTGACCCAATCGGACCTTCCGCAGCTCAAGCAATGATGGAGTGGGTTAGATTACACGCAGAAGAAGTTACAGGACGTATGGGTTATGCGGCTGGTTACAAAAAAGACGTGGAACTTGAAATGTTGGACCCAACAGGTGTTGTAATTGAAAAGTGGTCTTTGATTCAGTGTTTTATTACTGACGCTGACTTTGGTTCATTAGGTTATAGTGACGATGCTTTGGCTGACATTACAATTACTCTTCGTCCTGACTATTGTGTATTACTTTACTAATATTATTACAAACTTAATATTAAGACCCACAGAAATGTGGGTTTTTTATTTACATAGATATAAAAGTCAACTATTTTATAAACAAAAACTATGGAAGACAATAGTGTAAATCAAATGAATTTTAATTTACCTCACGACGTAATTCAATTACCAAGTCAGGGTAAATTTTATAAAAATAAGAAAAAATCAGTTAAAGTTGGTTATTTAACTGCTGCTGATGAAAATATTTTAGCTAGTGTTAATAATATTGGTGGTGACCAAATCATATATAATTTAGTTAGAGCTAAACTATATGAACCTGACATGAAAATAGAAGAAATGTTAGATGGGGATATCCAAGCCATTTTAGTTTTTTTAAGAAATACTTCATTTACTCCTGAATATAAATTGAGTTTAATTGACCCTGAAACTGGTAAACAATTTGAAACAAGTGTTATTTTGGATGAAATAAATTTTAACAAACCTGTTTCAGAACCTGATGAAAACGGACATTTTGAAACAATACTTCCAAAATCAAACAAAACTGTAAAATTAAAAATTCTTAACTTTGGTGATATTAAAGAATTAAATGAACGTGAAGAAAGTTATCCTAAAGGTATGACAGTTCCAGTTGTTACTTGGAGATTGTTAAAACAAATCGTATCAATTGATGGAAATACAGATAAAGGTGAAATTTCTAAATTTATTGACAAGATGCCGATTATGGACTCCAAATACATCACAAAGTTCATTCAGGAAAATTCACCAGGATTAAATTTATCACAAGAAGTTATAGCCCCATCAGGAAAAAAGGTACTTGCACGTATTACCTTTGGGGCTGAATTTTTTCGTCCTTTCTTCTGATTATTTAGAATATCTTTTAGACGAATACATATACTTGTCAAGACAAGTGAATATGTCGTATTCGGATTTCCAAAAAATCCCTACCTTTCAAAGGAAGTTTTTAATAAATAAATTACTTAATTTAAATTCTAAAACTGAAAGTTAAGTTATTTATTAAAAAAAACACTTTATGTTATTTTATACAGATGGTAATGACCCAAATTTAGAGTTACAAAAACAAGGTTATAAAGATATTCTTTTAGCGGCTACTGATGTTTTACAAGTTTCCGATGCAATTCGGAGTTCAATACAAAATTCTGGTGAAAATTTAGCAACTATGGACAAAAATATGTCCACACTTGTTAAAAGTATGGGGGTTACCGCCCAATACTCACAATTATTAAAACAAGAATTAGGAAGAGCGGTAACTGAAGTGGCGTTGATGGGTGGAAAACAAGAAGACATCAACAGGTTACAAAAAGAATTTATTGAAGCTACCAATAGAACAATTGTTTTAAGTACTCATATTAGTGATGAAATGAAAGTGGTTTATAATACTGCTAACAGTTTAGGTGTTAACGCTCAAACAGTTTCAAGTATGGTTGTTGCAAACTTGGATAAGATGAACAGGTTTGGTTTTGGAACAGGTGTTGAAGGTATGGCTAAAATGGCGGCTAAGGCCGCAGCAATGAGAGTTGACATGGGTTCAACTTTACAACTTGCTGAAAAATTATTTTCACCTGAAGCGGCTATAGATGTTGCGTCAACTTTACAAAGATTGGGTGCAACATCAGGAGCTTTATTAGACCCATTGAAGTTAATGGACTTGGCACAGAATAATGTTCCTGAATTACAGAACCAACTATCCGAACTTTCTAAAACTTTTACATCCTTTATAGAGTAGAATTTGAAAAAATGGCTATTGAATCTGCTAAGATTGAAAAGAAAATGGGTGAGATTGATTTTAGTGGTTTAAAATTAGATGTTGACGAAGACCAAAAAATGATGTTAGCAAATTTGGCAGAGTTCAATAAATCTAAAGGTGACTATACTGTTAAGTTTACTGATGATAAAGGTGTTGCGGTTGAAAAGGCTTTGAATGAATTACAACAAGGAGATTTAGATAGGATAAAATTACAACAACAAACTTTAGACCCACAGAAAGAATTAGTTAATGTTGCTAAAGAACAATTAGGTGCCGCAAATACACTTATAGCTCAAACGATATCATTTCAACAAACATTGAACAATCAATTCGCAATTTCTAATGAAGGAACTAAATTTTTACAGGAATCTGTGAAAGCTCAAGCTGAAATTTTAAAAGGACCTGGACAAACTTTTTCATTAAAAGGGAAAACTGGTGCTGAGGTAACATCAACAGTAGATGAACTTTTTGGAAGTTTAAATAAAATTGTTGGTGGGGACCTTACCGACGCAGCAAATTCTTTATCCAAAATAGTACAAGGTTCTGTTGGTATTATGGGTACAATAATGGAACAACAACAAAAAATTGTTGAAGGTGACCCAGCAAAGGCGGCGCTCGGTATCGCTTTGAGAAGTTTAGATACTCTTGAAACTGCAGCAAAAGGT